GGCGAGAATACGCACACAATCCCATCCATATCCAGAGAGCTTAGAGAGATCTGGACTTATTGTGGCTTGCCAGAGGCAGATGACATTTTTAAGTAAGTGTCCACCTAGGTGGGCATCACTGAGAGATGAGAGCTGTAAAACAGATGGTGACAATATGGCTATTGTTGCAGAGCTGTTAGGGTACAGTTTATTTGAGTGGCAACGCTATGTGTGTGATGTAGGTTTAGAAAAAGACAAGCATGGTCAATATAAGTACCGCACTGTTGCAGCTCAAGTTAGCCGGCAGTCTGGTAAGTCTAAGTTAATTGAAACGCGTATTGCTTATGAATTATTGCAATCTAAAAGACATGTTGCCTATACAGCTCAAGACCGCAACATGGCTAAGGTTAAATGGGAAGAGCATTTACTAAGCTTTATGATGTCGCCAAAGTTTTCAAAGCGTATTGCAAGAGTAAGCAAAACAAATGGCAATGAGAAGATCTACATGCGCAATGGATCTACTTATGGCATTGTTACACCTAATGACAAAGGCGCACGCGGCCTCAGTCTTAACCTTATGGTAATTGATGAGGCACTTACGCATCCATTGTCTTTGATAGCAAACTTACAACCTACCTTGGCAACAAAGCGCAATGGTCAGCTTTGGATTATGTCTAATGCCGGCAGACCCGGAGAGTCAGAGCTGTTAGAGCATTACAGGGAATTGGGTCACCGAGAGATAGCAGATCCTACAAACAAACTAGCTTGGTTTGAGTGGTCACCTTTGTCAGATGATTTTGACTATATGGATCAAGATGTGTGGTATCAGGCAATTCCATCTTTGCATGAAGAAAAGGGTGTATTACTTGAAGCTGTAAAAGAGGCATCACAAACAAACAGCCCAGAGATCTTTACAAAAGAGTGGCTTAATGTATGGCCGGCCAAAGATGCAGTGCAGGTTATTAGTACAGAGCTGTGGGATGGTTTAGCTAGGACTGACATTATCTTGGGCAATGAGGTTGTCTTCGGTGTTGATATATCTAGGGAGCGCGATAGAGCTACTATTGCAGTATCAGGTCAAGTCTTAGGTTACACACCTGTTGAGCTTATAGAGTCTAAAGAGGGTACATCATGGGTATTGCCAAAGCTTGTAGAGCTGTGTAAAAAATACAAGACCAAAGTAGTCATAGACACAGGCTCACCGGCAGCTTCTCTAATAGCAGAGCTACAAAAACAAGAGATAGGTGTCATGGCTATACATCTGCGTGATTATGCAAGAGCATGTGGATCTTTCTATGATGCAGTACAAGCTAGGACAATTTGTCATATAGATGACCCAAACCTAAGAGCTGCAATCATGGGATCAACAAAAAGACCATTAGGTGACTCATGGGCTTGGAATAGACAAAGTACAACAAACATCACGCCACTTGTAGCGGTAACACTGGCACGCTATGGAGTAGTGACCAAAATAGAGGAAAGACCAGTGGCAAGGAGTAAGATGTACTAATGAAATACTTATCAACAATATTACAAGTTTCAGGATCTTTACTGTTAGTCTTAGGTGTCGCATCTCTTAACTTGATTAGTGCAGTATTATTAGGCGGCGTATTTTTAATTTTATTCGGCATTGCTTTAGAGGTCAGAGGTAAATAATGCTTGGCAAGCTACTCAAGAGGCAGATACAACCCGGCCTAGTTTATACATCATCCGGTTATGTGGACTCACTTGGTAGAGTCGGCAGATTTTTTGAAGGCAATTATGCAGGTACTTATGTAGATGGCCGCACCGCATTAGGCATACCTGCAATCTATCGCGGCATCTCACTTATTGCAGATGCTATTGGTGCATTAGAACTTTGTGCATATCGCAATGGTAGAGAAGTTATGCCAAAGCCAAATATTTTAGCGCGGCCTAATCCAACAGAAACACGCATGGAAACAATTGCGGCAATGGCCGCTGGTCTTTTGATGGATGGTAATTACATTGCAGTTTTAGGTGAGGCTGGAGCTAATGGCTATCCTGACAGTCTTTATCCTGTTGCACCGGATCGCGTACAAGTAACAAGAGATAAAGGCAGACTGATATACCGCATTGATGATAAAACTTATGATAGATCAGAAATATTCCATATTAAAAACTTTACTATGCCGGGTGACATTGTTGGCAGAGGTATATTAGCTGTGGCAAAACAATCACTAGGAAAAGAAATTGCTATCAATGAATATGCTGCAAGATACTTTGATGGCGGCGTTAATCCCACAGCTGTAATTAAATCAGCTAATCCAGATCTTACAAGTGAGGAAGCGGATGCTCTAAAGTCTGCATGGATGTCAATGTACTCATCACGGAATAGATCACCTGTAGTTATGAACGCATCTACAGACTTTGAGGTATTAAGTAGTAACGCAGCTGAGAGCCAATTGGTAGAGGCGCAAACAGCCGGACTTACAGAGGCCGCTAATATTCTTGGCATACCGGCTTATTATTTAGGCGCACCAAACAGTAGCCGTACCTATAGCAATGTTGAGGAAGAAAACTTACAGCTTATTAAATTCTCAATACAACCAATAGCTGAAAGAATTGAAGCTGCCTTCTCTGATCTATTAGTGCGTGGACAAGTTGCTAAGTTTAAGTATGACACTATGTTAAAGACAGATACAGCTAGTAGATATGCAGCTTACGCAACCGCATTGTCAAGTGGATTTTTAACTGTTGATGAAGTTAGAGATCGGGAAAACCTTGAGTCAATGGATTATGAAGTAGGCGACAATGATGATGAAACAGATACAACGGCAGAGATACAAGAGGTAACTGAAAATGAGCAATGACATAGAAAACAGGCGTTACAATGTTGAGTTTGAACTACGCCTTGCAGATGGTGATGGGCGCACCATCTATGGCATGGCAGTCCCATATAACAAAGAGCAGCGCATAAGTAGCACAATCACTGAGATATTTAGAAAAGGTGTTTTTGCAGATGTTATCCGCGCCCCTCACAGAGTAAAACTTTTGCGTGGTCATGGTGAAAATAATGTGCTAGGTAGAGCTACACTTTTGAAAGAAACAGATGAAGGTTTATATGCAGAGTTTAGAATTTCTAAAACAAGAGAAGGTGATGAAGCTTTAGAGCTAGTAAAAGATGGCGCACTAGATCAATTATCTATTGGGTTTATGCCAATTAAAAACCGCAAAAGACCAGATGGTGTGATGGAGCGTATCAAGGCACATTTAGCTGAGGTATCACTTGTAACTTTTGGAGCTTATGGAGATCTGGCCGCTGTTGCCGGAGTCCGACAAGGTGCGCCTCAAGTTACACCTAGACTAGATGAAGCTAGGAAGATATTAGATGCCATACAGCGTAGTAAGTGATCATCCAGACTGCGAAGGCTTTGCAGTAGTTAAAGATGATAACAATGAGGTTTTAGGCTGTCACAAAACACAAGCTCAAGCTGAGGAACAATTAACAGCTATAAACATTGCAGAGTTTGGCACAAGAGAGTTACCACAAAACTACAGACCGGCATCTAGTGAAGATGTGCCAGAGGGTCGCAATTGTGCAAACTGTTATTTTTATCAAGAGGGATACTGTGATTTGTGGGAAGCTAATGTAAAAGCAAACTATTATTGCAACAGATGGGCTGCACAAAATGAAGATAGAGCAGATGCCCCGGCTCCAGAAAAAGATCAGATTGAGGGTAGTGACAAAAACAAACCCGGTAGTGCAGCTGGTAAATCCGGTGACATATCAATAAACGCAGCTACAGAAAAAGCATTACAAACAAAAGCGGATGAACACAATGAGGCTATGTCAAAAGCTGATAAACCAAACTGGACAAGGGTCAGAGTAGGTGCGCTTAAGTCTGTATATCGCAGAGGGTCAGGCGCATACTCAACATCACATAGACCGGGTATAAGCCGCGCTGCATGGTCAATGGCTAGAGTAAATGCTTTCTTAGTATTAGCTAGGACTGGCAGACCAAACAACCCAAAGTATGTAACTGATAATGATTTGTTACACTCAGACCATCCTAGGTATTCAACACAAAAAGATGAGTCAAGAGCTGTTAGCTTTACACCTACAGCTGCAATGAGGACAGAGGCACAAAGAGGACTTGATTGGCGTAGAGAGTTTGGCAGAGGCGGTACTGAGATAGGTATTGCTAGAGGCAGAGATATTGCAGGTGGCAAAGACTTGCCTCTAGAAACAGTCAATCGCATGGTATCTTTTTTTGCAAGACATGAGGTAGATAAACAAGCTGAGGGCTTTAGTCCCGGAGAAGATGGCTACCCATCAAACGGCAGAATTGCTTGGGCATTATGGGGCGGTGATGCTGGTAAGTCTTGGGCAGAAAACATAGTAAATCAAGACAGAGATTATGATGAAGATGAAGATGACAAACCAAGATACAACACAGCTGTACAAATATTACAAAACTTAAAAAAACAGATATAATATAAAGAGTAGAACACCTGACCCTGTATTACAGCGAGTCACACCTTCTCACAAACCAAACTAATTATAGGAGAAAAATGTCTAATACATTTCTAGCCTCTCTGCGTGAGAAGCGTGAAACAAAGACTGCTCTTATTTCATCAACAGTAGAGCGTGCAGCCGAAGAGCTACGCGATCTATCAGAGGTTGAACTTGCCAATGTAGAGGCACTAAACCTTGAAGTAAAAAAGTTAGATGAAAGAATTGAGCAGATGTCCGATATTGAACTGCGCAACCAAAAGGCCGCTGATCTAGCAGCTAAGGTTGATGCCAATGTAGATGTAAAGAAAGAGTCACGCGCCGGCGGTTTTAGTGTAGTAAGTGAAGAACTTACTTACACAACACGCTCTGGCAATGACTTTATGACAGATGCACTTAAGTCACATTTCAAAACAGATGGTGATGCGCTAGAGCGTATTCAACGCCATCAAAGAGAAATGGCTATTGAGAAGCGTGCAGTTAGCACATCTTCATTTGCAGGATTGGTAGTCCCTCAATACCTTGTTGATCTATATGCGCCACTAGCTCGCGCTGGTCGCCCTTTTGCAGATGCAGCTCGCAAACACACATTACCTGCACAGGGTATGTCTGTGGTCTTGTCAAAAATTTCAACCGGTACAACAACCGCTTACCAAACATCACAAAATACAGCGGCAGTATCACAAGACATGCAAGATACAACCTTGACAGTTGATGTTAATACAATTGCTGGACAACAATCAGTATCAAAGCAAGCCTTACTACGCGGTTACAACATTGAGTCAATTGTTTTAGGCGATCTAATCCGCGCTTACAACACAAAACTTGATGATGCAATCCTAAATGGCACCGGATCAAATGGTCAGCCTCTTGGATTAAAGACAATGACAAGCGGTATCCTAGTAACTTACACAGCTACTACAGGTACAGTTGCAGGTCTATATCCAAAACTTGCAGATGCAATCCAACAAATTCAAAGTAATGTGTATGTAAATCCAAACGCAATACTTATGCACCCACGCCGTCTAGGTTTCTTACTATCTGGCCTTGATGGATCAAATCGCCCATTAGTTGTACCAAACGCCTATAACCCAATCAATGCAATGGGTACTGGCAATGGCACACCTTCATACGGCGCAACCGGCTACTCAATCCTTGGCTTGCCAATTATTGTTGATGCTAACATTGCAACAAACATTGGTGCATCTACAAACCAAGACACAGTCTTTGTTGTAGATCTAAATGAGTGTCACTTGTTTGAGGAAACAAATGCTCCTACTTATGTGACATTTGAAGAGCCAAACGGCAAGGTAGCAATTAACATTGTGCTATTCGGTATGTCAGCATTTACAGCTGAGCGTTATCCAAAAGCAATTGCACAAATTAACGGCACCGGCTTGGCAACACCAAGCTTCTAAGTAATAAGCTTCTAAGCCCCTTACCCTTCCAAGGGGCTTAGATCCTGACTATGGTCGGTATTTAAGAATTGGAGTTTGCTTAATGTCCCAGAGCAATACAGGTTTTGGATACCGGCCATGGCTATAACAAACGGCTACGCGACACTTGCAGCCATAAAGGCTTACTTGTCTATCTCAGACTCAACAGATGACACCTTACTTGAAACATTAGTAGAGTCATCTTCACGCTCAATTGATAAGATTGCTAATCGCAGATTTTATGCAGACAGTACAGTGCAAGTACGCCTTTACAGAGCCTACTCAGATGTCTTTGTTTATACAGATGACATTAGTAGTACCACTGGTCTTATTGTAAAAGTAGATGAAGCTGGCAATGGCACCTACACAAAAACACTAACTTTGAACACAGATTTTATTATGGATCCGCTTACAGCTGAGGCTTTAGGCAGACCCTTTACACAATTGACTATGGTATCTAATACTGAGTCATGGCCTATA